GAGCAGGTCGCCCGGCTCGTCGTCGCGGTCCGTACCGGCGTGGACCCCTCGACCGTGGACGCGCGGATCACGTGGGCGGACCCCGCGACCCGCTCGATCGCCCAGGAAGCCGACGCCGTCGTGAAGCTGTACACCGCCGGCCTGCTGCCCGCGACGTATGCGCTCAAGCGCCTCGGCTACGGGGACGACGAGATCGCGGAGATCCGGGCCGCGAAGATCGGTGAGGCCCTCGACGGCAAGGGCCTCGAATGGTCCGAGGCCGTCGCATGACGAAGAGCTACGTGGACGAGGTCGACCGGGTGACCACGATCGTCATGGACCGGTCCGGGAACATCGTCGACATGTACCTCGCGGACAGTCTCCGCAGGGACCAGGCGGTCGCGCTGCTGACCACCACCACACTCGTCGGAGCCGCCCGTGGTGCCGCCCTCGCGGACTCCCACTTCGCGTGGTCCGTCGCGAAGGAGTACGGCGCACCCGTCGCTGCTCTCGGCCTGACCGCGCTGATCGAGTCCCCGAAAGTCCAGCAGATCATCGACAACCTGCTTGACACCGCGGAGGAGCAGATCACGGCCCGTGTTCGCCGGTTCACGGGCGCACAGGTCACCGACGCGGCTGCCTCGACGTACTCCCGGGCGGTGGAGAAGTCCCCCTTCGTCAACGGGTGGACCCGGGAGCTCGAGCCCCAAGCCTGTGAGCTCTGCGAGTGGTGGGCACGCGACGGCCGGGTCTGGCCGAAGACGCATTACATGCCCACACACCCCGGGTGCAGGTGCCGTCCCGCACCCGTGGTGTCCCTCAAGAAGAAGCCGCTGTCGCAGGCGGCGCACACCCGGTCGACGGCAGACCGGGATACCCGTAAGCAGCTGGTCGAGACCGGCTACGAGTACCAGTGACCATCAAGGAGAACACCATGCCCGAGAACACGACCCCAGAGCCCCAGGACGGCCCCCAGGAGCCCCAGGACGGCCAGGAGACGCCCCAGTCCGCCGAGGACGCCCAGGAGCCCCAGGACGACGCTGAGACGTTCCCCCGTGAATACGTCGAGAAGCTCCGGAAGGGGGCCGGCGACGCCCGCGTGAAGGCCAAGCGCGCTGACGACCTCGCCCACCGCCTCCACGTCACCCTCGTCGCGCAGACCGGGCGGCTCGCGGACCCCGAGGATCTGCCCTTCGCAGACGACCACCTCGATGACCCCGCGAAACTGCAGTCTGCAGTTGACGATCTCCTCGCCCGCAAGCCTCACCTGGCCTCCCGTCGGCCGCGTGGTGACGTCGGGCAGGGCCAGATGTCCGACGCCCACGGTACGGTCGACCTGGCCGCACTGCTGCGGAGCCGGGCATGAACGGCACCGAACGCCTCGAAGACATTCACGAGGATCTCCTGCACATCGCGTCGGTACTGTCGGAAATCCGACACCTGCTGGATGAACAGAATGATCTGATCGTGGAATCCGACTAAGCATTCCGGTACAATGAGGGCGTGGTCCTGGTGGCCGCGCCCTCATTGCTTTGCAGGTCTGGCACCTGAGCGAGAACACATTCACTTCTCAGACTTAGGAGCCAACAATGGCTGAGACCACCACCACGAACCCGGAGCTGCTCCAGGAGCAGGTCGCCTCGATCCTTCTCCAGCCCCTGGAGGCCGCGTCCGTCGTCCTCGCGTCCGGTCCCCGGATCTTCGACACCGCGTCCCCGCTGCGGATCCCCAAGCTCGTCTCCAGCTCCGATCCTGCCTGGGTTGGTGAGGGCGAGCTGATCCCCGAGCACGACGTAAACTTCGATGAGGTCCGCCTCATGCCCACCGACCGGAAGTCCATCAAGACGCTGATCCGGTTCACCAACGAGCTTCTCCGTCAGTCCGTCATCGGCCTGGACGCGACCCTCAAGGCCCGCCTGGTGTCCGATGTCGCCCGGAAGCTCGACACCGCGTTCCTGACCGGGGACGGCGCTGACGACACCGTGACGGGGATCGTGAACCAGGCCGGTGTGCAGCACGCCGTGCTCGATGCCACGGAGCCCGACTCCTTCCTCGACGCTCTCGCCCTCGCCTCGGCCGCGGAGGTCACCCCGAACCGCTGGTTCATCTCCGGTGCCGACTTCTTCTCCGTGCGGAAGATCAAGGACACCTCCGGCAAGTACGTCCTGGAGTCTGACATCACCACGGGCACCACGTACCGGCTGTTCGGCGTCCCGGTCACGGTGACGAACAAGCTGCCCGCCGGCACTGCGATCCTCGCGGACATGTCGCAGGTCGCGATCGCCCGGGACACCAACCCCACCGTGAAGCTCCTGGACCAGCGTTACGCGGAGTACGACGAGCAGGCGATCCGCGTGACCGCCCGCTTCGACCTCGGCCTGCTGCACCCCGAGGGCGTCATCGTCGCCAAGGCCGCCTGACCATGGCCGAGCCGATCAGCGCCCAGCTGGTGACCGTCCTGCAACCCGGTACCGCGTACACGGTGGACCTCCGGCCCCTCATGGCCGGGAGCACCGTCGAGTGGTACACGAACAGCAGCACGGTCCCGGCTGGGATGACCATGGTGAAGTCCCAGTGGTCACTGACCGGCCTGTCCGGGACGCCCACCGTCGAGGGCGACACCGCCATGAAGCTCGCCGGCATGGACGCCAACGGGGATGACACGGGGCAGGTCGTCACGATCACGATCCGCGTCACCAACAGCACCGAGCCCCCGGAGGAGCCCGGTGAGCCTGAGGAGCCCGCAGAGCCCGAGCCTGAGGTCGCGCGGGTCGCACGGTTCCTCGGCCAGGACGACGACGCCGATCTCCTCGCCCTCATCGCAGAGCACCTGCCCGTCATCACCGCGATGGCGAAGGCGTACACCCGCGGTGGTGGCTTCACCGAGCAGGGACCGGCCGACGACATCGCCGCAGTCATCACCGCCGCCACCTGCCGCCTCGTCGCTAACCCCGAGCAGCTCCGCTACCAGGCCGGCTCCGTCAGCGTCCAGGACTCCTTCCGCGGCTGGACCCTCACCGAGACCTACGTGCTGAACAGGTACCGGAGGCGAGCACGATGATCTTCCACACCCGCATGCGTGCCACCGCGCCCGACGGCACTGTCACCCCGTTCAAGGGGGAGCTCGTGCCCGGGGCGTCCAGCGAGCCGAACAGGGACAACCGGGATCTCGTCATCACGACGTTCAAGGCGATCATGCCGCCGTCCGTGGACATCACCGCCCATGACACCCTCACCGTCCTCGGCAAGAAGTACGAGTTCGACGGTGAGCCCATCCCCGTCCTGATCCGCGGCCGAGTGCACCACTACGAGGGGACGGTGCGCCGCGTGACCGGGTAGCAGCTTCGCGTCAAAGTCACCGCCCGTCCTCATCCTTGAGCGGGAGAACGGAATCCATGGGTCGGCAGCTTTCCAGCATTCGGACCGGCCCAGCGCGAAGACCACCGCCCCCTCGACACCACGTTGAGGGGGCGGTTCTCTGTCCGCTGGCAGGGGTACTCGAGCACCATGCACGCGTGGGCGTCACGCAGGTGATGCAAGTGCATCACCTGCCAGGAGCGTGAGCCCTGGGCACCCGTGGGCGTCACGGCGACGGTTAGTCGTCAACTTGCAGATGCAAGGTGAGCCCTGCGCACCCGTGGGCGTCACGGTGCGAGCGGACCTCAATGGGTCAACTACCCAGTGAGCCCTGCGCACGCGTGGGAGTCACGGGGCCTCGTCAGGTGTCCGATTTCGTACACGTGTGAGCCCTGCGCACGCGTGGGAGTCACCTGACCTCAGTCAGGTGCGTGATCGTCACGCACCGTGAGCCCTGCGCACGCGTGGGAGTCACCCTTCGTGACCGGCGGGTCAGTCCGCAGATAGTCCGCAGGAGAGTCCGCGGAGCCCTACGGGCCGCCTTTGCTTGGCCCCCTGCCCCGGATTTTGCCCGCCGCCCTGTGACCGCATTCGACTGTACGCACGGCGAGTAGGCCCCCGCCGTAGGGCGAGCGCCTGGCACCGTTCATCGTCGCCATGGCCGTGGCGTGCGCCGCGCCGGGTCTGCGCGGTTCGTGAGGTCACTACTCGACCCGTCGTCTGTTGTTCGCCCCGTGATCGCGGGGCCGCGTGTGACGTAGAGAGAGCACGCGTAAGGGCCTGGGAGGCCCTGGACGGTCCTCGGGACGCTCAGGGGGCGCACCGAGGGCCGCACAGGGTCGCTCAGGCGAACCGGTTCACGAGAGCGGACGCGGGGACGCTGGACTCTTGCGCCCGGTGCCAGAGGTCGAGCACCGTATCCACGCCCTCGATGTCCACGTCAGCAGCCTCAACGGCATATGCGGCCCTTGCAGCGGTGTGCAGGGCGTCGGCGATCCGGTCGGCCTCGGCGGGGGACAGGGCGAGCCCGAGGACGGCACGCTCACTGAGACGGACGGTCACCTCGACGTGACTGCCCTCGGATTCCACGTCGGCGTGTCCACCGTCGAGAGCGATCCGGTCGTGGACCCGCTCAGCGTCGAGCGGTGCAGTCGGCTCGAGGGAGGATGTGCGCTTCCCGATGATCTTGCCCGCGATCTTCGCGGGTGTACGGGCGGGGTAGGTTGGTGCGTGCATGGCGGTCCTCACAGTCAAGGATATTTCGCACCACAGCGCTCTGACCTGGCCTGACGTTTCACCCGTTCGCACAGCGCTGGATCGTCTAGACTGCGCGACTACCTGGACTGACGTCAGCGTACCGATCCGACCCTCGACGGCGGGCCCGGGCTCTGGGGAGTCCGGGCCCGTCGTCGTCCGAGAGAGGAGCACCGGCATGCCCGATGAACCCCTGAGGATCCACCGGGTTGGCCCCGAGGACCTCGACGCGCATCGCCGGCTGCGTCTGGAGATGCTGGCCGCCGACCCGGATGCGTTCTGGGCACGGCACGACGAGGTCGCACGATGGAGCGACGACCGGTGGCGCGAGGACCTCCGCGGGCCGCGCCTGCATCTGCAGGCGCGCGTCGGCGACGAGGTGCAGGGCGGGATCGCGGTGCTGCCCGAGGGCTACGTCCCCGAGCACACGATCGCCGAGGACGAGGCGATACTGGTCTCCCTGTGGGTGCGTCCCCCGGCGCGCGGCTCGGGGGTGTCGACCGCGCTGCTGCGCGCCGCCCGCGACCTGGCCGTGTCGCTCGGACGCCCGCGCCTGCAGCTCGAGGTCGATGAGCGCAACACGGCCGCGCGCCGGACGTACGAGCGCGTCGGGTTCCGCGACACCGGCCGTCGGGAGCCGCGCGCAGGACATGACAGCCGGTGGATCGAGTACGCGGCGCACGCCGAGGATCTGGGCTGACCCGAGCGGTCGTCCGCCCCGGACGCGACGAGGCCCCGCACCGTGTCGGTGCAGGGCCTCGTCCGCTCCCGGGCGTGCCCGGGGAGGCGATGTCAGTCGCCGATCGGCTCCGGCTTGCGGTGCAGGCGATCGGTCTCGTCGATGATCTCGGCAGCCATGGGACGCAGGGCGTCCTCGTGGGCCCGCGCGTGATGAGCGCAGAAGAGGAGCTCGCCGCCGGCGTTGAGGACGACCTTGACGTACGCCTGGGCGCCGCAACGGTCGCACCGGTCGTGACTCGTCAGTCGGGGGGCTTCGAGCGTGATGTTCATGGAGCCATTCAAACAGAGCACGGCATGCGGGGCACGTGTGAGGCACCCCGGTTCGCTGACCGCGCAACGCCCCTCGCCCCGTAGAATCGCCCCCGTGCCAGCTGCTTCCTCCACCGCCGCCTACGACGCCCGCCACCTCCAGGTCCTCGAGGGACTCGAGGCGGTGCGCAAACGTCCGGGCATGTACATCGGCTCGACGGACTCGCGCGGGCTCATGCACTGCCTGTGGGAGATCCTCGACAACTCGGTCGACGAGGCCCTCGGCGGCTTCGGCTCCGCGATCCGCGTCGAGCTGCACGCCGACGGCTCCGTCGAGGTGCGCGACAACGGCCGCGGCGTGCCCGTCGACGTCGAGCCGCGCACGGGTCTGACCGGCGTCGAAGTCGTCTACACGAAGCTCCACGCCGGCGGGAAGTTCGGCGGCGGCTCCTACGCCGCCTCGGGCGGTCTGCATGGCGTGGGCGCCTCCGTCGTCAACGCCCTCTCGGCCCGCCTCGACGTCGAGGTGGACCGCGGCGCGAAGACCTACGCGATGTCCTTCCAGCGCGGCGCCCCCGGCGTCTTCGCCGACGGCCCCGACGGCCCTGCTGCGGACGCCCCCTTCACGCCCGTCACCGAGGGCGCCGCCGAGCTCCGCGTGGTCGGCCGGGCCAAGCGGGGCGTGACCGGCACCCGGGTGCGCTACTGGGCCGACCCGCAGATCTTCGTCAAGGGCTCGCACTTCTCGATCGAGGAGCTCACGCGGCGCGCGCGTCAGACCGCCTTCCTCGTGCCCGGGCTCGAGATCACCGTCTCCGACCAGCGTCCCGAGCGCGCTCCCGAGGCGCCCGTGGACGTCTCCTACCGCTACGACGGCGGCATCGCCGAGTTCGTCGAGTACCTCGCGGCCGACGAGCGCATCACCGACGTGATCCGTCTGACCGGCTCGGGCGACTACACCGAGACCATCCCCGTGCTCGATGACAAGGGGCACATGGTCTCGCGCGACGTCGACCGCACGTGCGAGGTCGACATCGCTCTGCGCTGGGGCGGGGACTACGAGACGACGTTGCGCTCCTTCGTCAACATCGTCGCGACCCCCAAGGGGGGCACCCACGTCTCCGGCTTCGAGCAGGCCCTGCTCAAGACGATGCGCAAGCACGTCGACAACCAGGCGCGGCGCGTCAAGTTCAACGCCAAGAACGAGAAGATCGAGAAGGACGACACGCTCGCCGGTCTCACCGCGGTGGTCACCGTGCGGCTCGAGGAGCCCCAGTTCGAGGGCCAGACCAAGGAGGTGCTCGGCACGCCCGCCGTGCGTCAGATCGTGGCCCGGGTCGTCGAGGAGCGGCTCACGGCCTTCCTCACCTCGACCGCCAAGGGCGAGAAGGAGCAGGCCGCCCTCGTGGTCGACAAGGTCGTCTCGGAGATGCGCGCCCGCATCGCGGCGCGCATGCACAAGGAGGTCTCCCGCCGCAAGAACGCGCTCGAGTCCTCGACCATGCCGACCAAGCTCGCCGACTGCCGCTCGACCGACGTCGAGCGCTCGGAGCTGTTCATCGTCGAGGGCGACAGCGCGCTGGGCACCGCCAAGCACGCCCGCAACTCCGAGTTCCAGGCGCTCCTGCCCATCCGCGGCAAGATCCTCAACGTGCAGAAGGCGTCCATCACGGACATGCTCAAGAACGCCGAGTGCGGCGCGATCATCCAGGTGCTCGGCGCCGGGAGCGGCCGCACCTTCGACCTCGACGCGGCGCGCTACGGCAAGATCATCATGATGAGCGATGCCGACGTCGACGGCGCCCACATCCGCACCCTGCTGCTGACCCTCTTCCACCGCTACATGCGCCCCATGCTCGAGGCCGGGCGGATCTACGCGGCCGTGCCGCCGCTGCACCGCGTCGAGATCGTCCACGGCGGCTCGAAGCGCAACGAGTTCGTCTACACCTACTCCGAGGCGGAGCTCACCCGCCTGCTCTCGAACCTCGAGAAGCGCCGCAAGCGCTACAAGGAGCCGATCCAGCGCTACAAGGGCCTCGGCGAGATGGACGC